CGGCCAAGGGTTAACTCAGTAGACACGGCTAAGCATGTAGAACCGACAGCGGAGTACTGGCGGACGGGGGTTCAAATCCCCCCGGCTCCACCAAATGCACCAACCTAAACCCCTGATTTTCCTAGGAATTTCGGGGGTTTTTGTTTTCAGAATCGACCACTGTCGAAAAAGTGTCGAAATCGCTTAACTCATCCAGCAGCCTGCAAACTAGCCGACCGATAGCGCCTAATCACAATTTGGTGCAATGCCCCACACCAGATTATCGGCTTCAGATTCTGCCCACCGGTGAACGCACATTTACCAGAAACCAAAATGTGAGCACCAGCAAGGTCATCTAAATCCGAAATATTGAAAGCTCTTAAAAAGTCATCGGCTATGTCTTGGAAAATGACAACGCTCACCGACTGGTACTGAGGGGTTGAGTTGAGCCATATTTTTCCGTCGGAGCTGCGACGAACACTAGTGATGGGACCCCAGAAAAATTTGGGGGCATTCTCGTCTTCGCGAGAAATTTCGCTAAAGGCCCGAGTAACGTCACGCACAGCCCCTTGGATGTACGGCTCATCTTCGCGCTTATAAAACGTGATTCTGGATAATGACTGGCGAAAATCAGGGCTTTGAACCAACCGATGAAGAATTCTCTTAAGAGTAAATTCTTGGTTAGAAAAGCGATCATCACGCTTTACGGTATGAGTACGCCCACCCTCCCAGGGCATGCCACCAGGCACATCACTAGCCGGAAGAACATCAATGTCGCCACCAGTTTCCTTATCGAGCCGGACAATAATGTCACCGCTACTTTTGACCTGATCCACAGCCTCCGAGCCGTCGCCCTTGTCATCATCAACAACGACGTACTCAGCCTTAAGAATGCAAGTAGGCTCATGATGAGCACAAAAATGCGCAGGATGGCCATGGGTACTTTCCTTGCGGAACCAAGCCAAAGCCTGACATTCAGTACAGATCAAGCTGTTACGTTTTTCAGAAAGCTCGGCAGCGGGCAGGCGGGAAAACTGATAAGCCTCCCATGAACGGTTATCAATATTGCAGTGCGCATATTGCATAAAACACTCCTTGTGAATTTTCCCTATGTCAGTGCGCTGAACTTATCGCGATATACATGCCGACCGAAAGCCCTAAAAACTATATGGCTATGCAGGACAGTTACTCACTCCGAATCAAAATCCCCGCCAAAGGGCCAAACCGCACAGCATCCACCAGATGATCCGGGGCCAAGTGGGCATAACGCATGGTCATAGCCAAACTGGAGTGCCCGAGGATCTTTTGCAGGGTCAGGATGTTCCCGCCGTTTTGAATGAAGTGACTAGCAAAGGTATGGCGCAGGCCATGGCTAGCTTGCCCACGCGGGAGGTCAATAGTCGTTCTAGCCAAGGCGCGACGAAACGAAGTGATCGCTTTGCAGCACTGGCCATGCCGCTTCCAGTGCTCAATTAGAAAGGCTTGCAGCTCGGGCGATATCGGCACAGACCGCACTTTCCCACTTTTCGTACCACTGAAAGTCACCACCCCATCACGCAAGGACGTGGGCTTGAGGTTTTCAGCCTCAGACCAGCGGGCACCCGTTGCCAGACAAATCAAAACCACTGGTTCCACATGTGGGTTGTCACAACCAGAACGGATCGACTCCAGCAGTTCGGCCACCTGTTCAACAGTCAGCCAGGAGAGTTCGCGCTCTTGCAGCCGCAGCGGTTTGACCAGCTCTAACGGGTTCAGATAATCAATTTGGCCGAGCGACCGCAGCTCATTAAAGACCGCACGCAGGTAGCCCAATTCGTTGTTCAACGTCTTGGCCGAGGTGCCCGAGTCCAAACGCTTGCGCCGGTCTACTGCATACACCTGAGGATCGAGCCTTGACCCAACTGGATTGCGCAAACGGACGGCAATAGCATCGAGCTTTGCTTTACGACGCAGACCATCGCGCAACGAGTGCCCATGCAGATCGAACCACAACCCAACCAAGACACTAAGGCGGCGAACATCACTCGGTTTCGGTGACCATTCAGGGTTGCCAATGACCTTTGCTCGACACGTAGCTTCAAACCGCTGGGCCTCGCCCTTGGTCTTGAATGTCTTGCGATAGCGCTTGCCCTTGATGGGTTCAACGTCGACTTTCCAGCGCCCGTCTGGCAGTTGCTCAATAGCCATTAGACAGCTCGCCCCCACCTAACATGCCGCTCTTCAAGCAAGCCTTTGATGTGCTGGTACAGATCGTTTTCGGTCATATCTTTGGCAGCATAGTGGTCGCGAATGACCGGCCAGCATTCCCACTCTTTGAGCCGGTTAAACGCCTTTTTTGCCCCCACCCTTTCCCTTGCCAACAGGCTGACGAAGTTGCCCAGGAACAGCTCCACATTCTTGCCCGAGAAGCCCCGCGAGGTTTTGTAATAGCGCTTGTAATCGGTGTCACCGAGCAACGAATCGACCGACACCTCTACCCGCACGTCATCACGAATCAAGGTCCAGATGGGCGCGTAATACCCCGGACGGGCCAGCAACTTGAATTGGCCCAAGCCATAGCGCCAGAGGCCGTCGAGGTGTGCCGAGAAATCGGCAAACGAATCGGTATCAATGAGCTGACCGGACTTGAGGTCAACAGAGCCAGCGGCAAACTGCTGGATGATCGAGTGATGAAAGCGCAGCTCTATGCGCCAGACGTCTTGATCCGGGTTGTAGTTGGCCGGGTCGGTTTCGTCGAACGAATCACCACGACGCCAGACGCTTTCACAGAAGTCGAGCTTGTCAGTGGCGCGGGCCTGTTCGGTCTTGTTGTAGATACACAGCTGAATGCCATTGGCAGAGCCAAACATGGACGTTTCGCCACGTCCGTAAACGCTAGATTTGGTGTGCCAGTGCAGTTCGTTGATGCCCGAAATGTCCCGATGAGTCCGGGCGCGACAGTGCATACGGGCCACCAGATCAACAGGCGGCGTCCAACCTTGCAGATCCAGGGCTAGATGCACGGCGCATTGATTGCGCTCAACATGAGACAGCAACTCACCCGCGTAAAAGTCCATTCTGGATTGCAGGCGCTCAGGTGACAGGCTGTCGATGGCATGAGGGGACACCTCGATTTTCAGGTGTGGACCAATGGCGTCAATTTTGGCGTTGAAGTTCTTCACCAACAGGATCAAGCCGAGGTCGGCATTCTGGAGTTTGTATTGATAACCAGAGTCACGCCCTACCCGTCCGGCGTGCCAGCGCTGGCCGGCAAAATCGACCATAGCGCCCGGAGTCTCAAACAGGGCCATGACTTGTGGGCGAATCAAGCCCCGATACAACTGGCGCACCGTATCCACGCCACAGCGCAGCAGGCGAACCGCTGACAAGTCAGTCAACGCAGCCGAAGCGGCATCTATGAACAGCCGGCCGCTTTCAGATTGCAGCCCTGTCAGACGATCAAGTCGCTTTTGGTCTTTCGTGCTCATTAGGTTTTCCCTTTATTGACCTATAAAGGCCACTTTGAATTCGGTTTATATGACGTGTTACAGGGACGTCAGCGGCGGCCCGTGTCCGCGCTCGCAGGCTCGCGCACAGACACAAGGGCCGCTGCTACTTGGTCTAGTTGGTAGCCCCACCAGATATCCGTCACTGCCATGCCCAGCAGGAAGCCGAACGCTAGAACGGCGCAGAATTGGTTTTTAGTCATCGCCATGGCCTCGATGCGTATTCAGAGTCAGGAACTATCGTTAGCGCTTCGCTGCGGGACTTGGCGGGCGCCTCGGTGAGCTGGGTTGGTGTGAGTTCGGCGCGATTGCCCTCAAGCTCAGGCGGGCGGCGATCCTCTATCGCAGGATCAAACCGCCCGTACTCCACCGAGTTTTTGCAGAAGGAAAACGAGGTTTTGTGCCAGGTGCCTTGCTGGGTGTAGCACTCGCAAATGAACGACTTTTCGCCGGCATGGAATACCCGGTAGCGCTTGGCGTTGCGCTCGATGTAGCCGGGGTCAGAGGAAATCATGCAGGACAGCCGCGGATAGGTTTTCGGCTTGGTCAGGCTGTCGTAAATCGGTGCCGAGCTGGGCAAGTCAGGTATGCGCGGGGTGCGGATCGCCACGTATTCGGCGGCGCTGAGTTGCTTGCCAGTTTTGCCGGTGGCCTCATCGGGCGGCACCACAGCGGGCAGGTAGCCCGACGCTTTGCCGGCCACCTCTTTGGCGGCCTCGACGGTCTTGTCCCCGTTAAAGCTGTCCATGGCGCGGTAGATCATGAAGATGATGAATACCACCAGCACCGGGATGATCAGCAGCTTGCCCGGTGGCTTGAATTTGAAGTGGTGTTCTACCGCCGAGTCATAGACGCCGAAGAATTTTGAATCCAGCTTGATGAAGCTGTGGGAGGCATCCTTGAGCGCGCTTTGTTTGTCGACGTCGATGCACTTTTCCGCCTCATAGCGGGAGAGCTTTTTACCGCCGAAGATCCGCAGCACATAGATGTGTTTGTTGCACAGCTTGCGGATGTGGGCGTCGAGGAAGCTGGCGTGTTGGGTGACTAGATGCACCTCTAGCCCATCATGGCGCATGGTTTCGAATTCAGAGCAGTACTGCGGCACCGCTTTACGCGGATCTCGCACACCGAAAAACCGTTGGGCCTCATCGATCAGGACGATGGAGTTGTCCGGCAGTTCGTACCACTTGTGCGGATCCTCGAAGGCGTACCACTGGGCTTTCAGGCGCTCAGGCTTTAGCCCGTTGACGTTGTGGTAGTACACGGGCCGGCCTTCGGCTTTGGCCTTGCCGTCGATTTCTTTGATGGCGTTGAGGGTCTTGCCATGCCCCATTAACCCAGTACGAAAAACCAGCATGGAAAACCCCTTTAAGCCTCAATCGAGCCTTGGCCGCTTGGGTTGGGTTTACGCCATACCGGGTTGCGTCGAATGTCCGCCGCCTTATCAATGCCGGCCAAGATCAAGCGCGTGGTGACGGCAGCCAGGATGATGTTCACGGCAATATCAACCTTGAGCAGCCCGAGGATGTGTTGCACCAAGACCGGCGCGGTCACGAAGTTGGCGAGGATGTAGTTTTTAAGCTCATCCACCACAAAGTTGATGCCCACATAGCTGACAGCACCGACACCCACATAACGCATGGCGGTGGTGACCAAGCGGCCCACGATTTCGAACAGGGTTGAAGCCAAAAGCGCCCACCACATATCAGGAACCTCCTACGGATTTACCGATGTAGACGGCTGCAAACAGGCTTGCCAGGGTCACCACCAGCCAGGACATGGAGGTGGCGAAGTTGCAGAAGTAGTCATTCTTAAAAGCGAACTGCCGGCCCCAGACGGTGAAGGTCTGCGCGGGCGGGCAACTGGATGGCAGGAAGCGGGCATGGCCCGAGAGCAACGAGGCGATTTGCACTTCCTTCTCTTCAATATCGCCGTCAGGGTCTTTCAGGGTTTCAGCAATGCCGGACTTGGCTAACACGGGATCAAGGCCGCGCTCGGATTCGCAGCGCTGGATTTTCTGCAGCTGGACCATGGCGCAGCCGACCGAATCCCCGGAGCAGACGAAGGGGTCTTTGCAGCCCAGGCCACCAGCGGTGCCAGTGTTAGTGCCTGTTCCCGTGCCTGTTCCTGTACCCGTGCCTGTGCCGGTTCCAGTGCCCGTTCCTGTGCCAGTGCCTGTACCAGTTCCCGTACCGGTGCCAGTTCCCGTGCCAGTACCAGTGCCGGTTCCTGTACCCGTCCCTGTGCCTGTGCCGGGGCAACCTGTGCCAGTCGGGTTAGCAATGCACGGATCAGGTAGCGGCGTGCAGCCAGCGCCCGAAGGGTCAGCAATACAGGGATCAACAGGTGGCAGTGCCACACAGGCATTGCCGGAGAGTTCATAACCGGACGGGCAGCCAGAGGTTTGTTCAGGGGCTTTGGTCAGTTGCTGGCAGACCGGGCCCGTGCGTTTGATGGTCCAGGTGCAAAAGACATTGGTGTCGATGATTGAGCATTCATCCGGCACCGGATCGGGCGTGGTGGCGATGCAGCCGTTCACGCACAGGTTCACATCGGAATAGATGGGCACTTCGGTGCCGGGGAGAACATCGCTATCAGGGCCGGCTTTGCCGCGTGGCCACTGAATCGAATCCGTATCGCCGGCGGTGCATGAATAGACCTGAGCAATGGCATTAACGCCGTTTACTGCCCAGGGCATGCCAGACATTAAAACTTTGCCGCCAGGGCCATTACGCATGCCGTAGGTGCAACCAGGGCTGTCATTCACAAACGCGATGGCATTGGGATAGCTGGGCAGCGGATTAGCCGCTTGGAATTCGGGGAGGTAGCGCGAGCAGGCCAAAAGAGCGGAAGAGAAGAAGGACGATGGCTCAGTGTTGAGCGTCCATCCGTTAGCCGCCCAGGTATTAGCGAACGGACAGCAGCAGAGCGCCAAGAGCAACAGTGATGACAATGAGCGCATACGCATTTGGATCAATCCCCATGGTTCGTGCTCCAGTAAAAAAGCCCGGACGTGCGCACATCCGGGCTTGGGTTTGCAGTTACAGAACGCGGCGCAGCCACTTGACGGTGGCGACCAACACCAGCACCGCAAACACGGCCATGCCGACGTTCTGAATCGGAGTTTCGGACGCAGTGATCGCGGTGGTGGCAGCGGTCACGTCGAGGCCGGCAGCGAAGGAAGAAGCCGATGCAGCGACAGCACCAACAGCGACACCGCCACGGGCCAACAGGAGGGAGATTTTTTTGCTCATGGTTTGTTACCTCATAGGACTTTGCGGAGAACGAGCACCGTAAACACGCAGACAAAGAGCCCCAATGTGGCCTCGGTCAGTGCGTTGACTTGCTCGGGGGTTAAGCTGGAATACCCAGCTATTTCGGTTTCCGTGACGGACACCAGGGCACCCGTGCAGCTGATGCCGTTGTCGATTTGCCATTGCCCGTCACAGGCGAGATACGTTTTCACAGCGGACTCCGGCACCGAGGACAGGCCGCAATCAGCAGCCACAGGCGGCTAGGCGCCGAGTCGTGGCAGTGGTTGCAGTAGATGAAGACCATGCCGAAGCCCGCCCGTGGTCTTAGGCTTTAGGCGGCTGGGTAGCCGCTGCCGTTGCTGCCGGGGTCGCGGCTGGGGTGGCCGCTTGGCGGGTGGCTGGCTTGCTGGCCGCCTCGATGTGCAGGGCCAGATTGTTGCCCTTTTGCTTGCCGGCCCGAGCCACCTCAAAGGTGATGCGCACGGTTTCCAGCGGAGCGAACTGCGCACCGGCTGCAAAGACCTCATCGGCCACTTCTAGAGGAACGTCCATGCTGACGATGGACAGGCCATTTTCGGTGATGCCGTCCGGCTCATCGCCGTAGAACACTTTGACGATTTTTACGTCGGTGCCGTTTTGGCTGAAGGCCAGTTTTTGAGTGCCCAGGAATGCAACTTCAATAGTCGAACGTGCCATTGGTATTTCCTCTTTCAAGTGCGCTTGATTGCGCGGCGTGGCCTTTTTTCGGGCCGAGTTTTCCCGCACTGGAAAACGGTTAGTTTTTCCAATGGGCATTGCTCGGTTTGAAACGGCTTTGGGTTATGTCGCGGTTATTGCGTTGTCAGTAGGTTTTCACACCAAGGGCCGGGCCCTTGTCATCCCCCGCCTTCGCCTAGAAGCGCGGGGCGGTAAAGATGCCCCACGCTTCCAGGCAAAGGCCGACAGGAAGCGTGCACGACTAATCGGGTCGGGCTGGGTGTAGGGCAAAGGCCGGAAAAACTGACCAGACACCGGCTTGTGAAACAGGTGATGAACAATGCACTGGCAGACGAGGTAGCCGAACAGGAGGTTCACGCCGAGCAGCAATAAATTCAGATCAGAACTCATACTGAAACTCCCGAAGCGGCACAAATGGCGTTGGTTTGCCGGAGTCGTGCACAACGTGCCAGTACTTCGGCGGACGGCGCGAAGGCTCGTGTTTCGCGCAAATAAAGGCCGGTGTTATCGACCAATTCCAGAGAAGAACTTTCCACTCGCCAGCGATCTTGCCCATCTTTTGGGCGTGAGTCGGCAGCGCAAACGCGGGGCGGCATTGGTCGCATTGTGTGGACAGGGAGTGAACGGGACTGGCCACTTGCCGAGCTGACCAACAAACAGAGCAATCGCAGTTGGCGAGGTGCGGCAGGCGCAGATAATCGCTGATGGTCTTCATAGCTCATGCCCTCGGCTGGCCGCTGGGAAATGGCGTAAATCACAGCGGCCATTCCTTTTCCATGAGCTGACGGGTCAGGAGCGATACGTTGACCATGACGTGCTTTCCCACCTTGTGGGATGGGATGTAGCCGTTGCGAATCCACCCCCAAACGGTGGGATGGTCTTCACTCATACGAATCCAATCTGCAAATTCCCGCCAAGGCATCACCGGAGGCGGGGTCAGCAGGTCTTTAAGCGTGAGGTTGATTCCTTCCACATCCATGGCCTTTCCTGCACTATGTTGGTCATTGTTGGCAAAACGTGATTTGCATTTATTACCAATCACATGATGCAAGAATAGCCGCGCGTGCAGAAAGTGAATAGCACTATGTGCAAATTTATTAAGAACTATTAAGAATGATAAGAGAACGGCTTATAACCATTTGGGATGCTAAGCGCTTCACAGCCAAAAAGCTGGAGGAGCTGAGTGGGATTGACCGCGAAAAGTGGTACGCGCTACGCAACGGCAAGCGCCGGGCAAACGAGGATGATATTGAGGCAATTGCCAACATCACCCCGGAATATGCGTTGTGGCTAGTCAGCGGCCGGATTGCTCCGGAAAGCGGCCAAACCAGCCCAGAGTACGACGAAGCCAATCGAAACTTGAGCAGTCAAATCGCGGGATAGCTCTCACCAACGAAGTAGCTAGGCGCTGGTACGCTCGAAAACTTGAATTTCGTTTCATAAAATAAATTTCTAAGTAGATTCTAAATGAAAGACAAATTTCCTGGCCACTTCTTCAAACCCGCAGAAAGTCATTTACTGTGGGAAAACTGCATATTTGTTTTCGACACAAACATACTCCTTAATCTATATAGATACTCAGACGAAACAAGATCTCTATTTATCAAAACATTGCAAAGCCTGAGAGAAAATGTCTGGCTGCCCTACAGGGTTGCAACCGAATACCTGGAGAACAGACTTACAGTAATCCACGAACAACAAGGAGAATATGAAGAAACCATAAGAAACATAAATCGGCTAAAGGAAAAACTTGAGAATTCAAGACAACATCCTTTTGTATCGAACAAAACAATGACGCAAGCCAAGTTAAGCCTTGAACTAGTAATTGAAGAGCTAGATGCAAACAAAGAAATTCATAGCAACAGAATAAATTCGGATGAAATACAGAACTCCATTTCAGAAATATTCAATGGGAAAATTGGCGACGAGTTTGAAGATGCAGAACTAGAAAGAATAATAGAAAGCGGAACAACAAGATATAAACAAAAAATCCCGCCAGGGTACTCAGATGCAAAAAAACAAAGTGACGATGAGTCATTACGCAGCAGGTGCCGCCCCTACGGAGACTTAATAATATGGGAGAGCATTCTTAAAAAATCAAAAAGTGACAGCGTATCAATTGTGTTCGTTACCGATGATGGAAAAGAAGACTGGTGGCTTCGATTTAAGGGAAAAACCCTCGGCCCAAGACCAGAACTAATTGATGAGTTCAAAAAAGAAACCGGCCAAGCATTTCATATGTACTTACCGGAAAGATTTCTTTCATTAGCTAACGAGCAGAAAAACAAATTACCGCCACAAGAAGTACTAGAAGAAATTCGAGAAACGCGCAAAAAAGAAGAGTCCGACTCAATAAATCGAACCAGAGTAAAAACAATATACACACACTTAAGCAACAGTGAAATCCAAGACAAAAACAAATTTGAAACAATTCAAATACTAGAGAGAAACGCAGGAGAGGCGAAAGCATACCTTCAAGAGCTATTCTTTAAAAAGAAATCACTCAATATTGAAATAAACAATCTCAGCGAAGCACATCTAGGGCTAAGCGAATCACCTGAACAAAGAGAGAAATTTCTCAACCTTCTCCAAGAGATAGAGTCGATCGAGAGCAGAGTTGAAATAATAATTCGCAGACTTGAATACTTTAATGAAAAACTAGACATTGCGTACAAGCAAAAAAAACAAGGCGCAAATTAAATTAATCACTACATCACATTGTTAACGTGTCGAAATAGTGTCGAAATCACTAGCTAGCGAATGCCAGAAATGGCCAAAGTGGCGAGGCTAGAAGGCGCGGAACAGCTAGTTTTGTCCCGAATAGACCAACAACGATGAAGTTTCGAACCGGGTTCAAATCCCCCCGGCCCAACACAACATCTAAAGACGTCCACGGACGTCTTTTTTTGTGCCTAAAACCCAGTAAATACGGGGTTTTCAGCTCTACCAACGTAAGCGCTCCATAAACCCCACCTTCAAATGACCCAAGTACGACCTGATGCTGTGCTCCCGATTTTCTTTCTGGAGCCAGCCCATGATGCGCCCCGA